GACAACTGTTGCAGCAGGTCAAATAACCCTGACTGCCAGCACAAGTGTTGGCAGCAATAACGCAACGACTGTTCTCGGCCGAGCTGATGGGCAGGGAACAATCTTCTGGGATCAAAATTACTTGTATGTAGCTACATCAAACACACAAGTGAAAAGGGTGGCACTCTCAGTATTTTCATAATAATTGAATGTGAGTATTAATATTAATGATAGATAATCTGACCGAGAAGAACTTTCTTCTTTTTGCCGCCAAGTATTATGATGATCCCAACTGCACAGATATGCTGGAATTTCAGCAAGATCTGGATAGAATAAAGTATATAAAAAGACTTCTAAAAAGATATCAAGACAATAGTGATTTGAAAGAACGACTTATATTGAATCACCTCGTTGTACTTTATAATGTATTTGAGCATGAAGCTCTTACGCGAATGTTGGCGCTGAAGCTAGGTGAGTATCTGCACCTTGTGAAGCCCTTTCTACAGTACATGGGTTATTGGCCCCGTACAATCAATGGTGTCAATGATACGAATATAGATTGCTCAGGCGTACCGACAGATATATATATTCTTAGAACGCTAAGGTTACTATAATGGCATCACCGACTGTAGATCTATTTGTACTGTATCAAATCATCAAAAGACTGGCAACACCTTTTGAAGATACAGATGCCTTCAAACTTGGTCTATTGGACAAGAAAGGTAAACGTCTAAAAAAAGCCTCCACCTCCGAAGAAAAAAAAGCGATGACGTACTTCGATCGCTTCATCTTCAACCTCAAAAGAATACTATCCAAAGTCGGTCTTGACACTAAGACTGGCAACTACGCGGCCGCTTTATTTCTTATAAAAGAAGCCCACAATCAACAAGAGATGACTGATCAAGAGCTGCTTGAAGGTGTCCTCGTTGAATACAACTATCTATGTGAGAACACGAATAAGACCTACAAAGACCTCTTTACCGAAGATGCCCCTGCTATGGCGACCGGACCTGCTGTTGCAGGCACTGGTGACGATCCTGTGCACTGGAAGCAGAAAGGAAGGCCACGAGTAAAAGGTAGACCGATAGACGCTATAAGATACATAAAAAGATTTAAAGATCCTAGCTCAGCTAATACGGCATCTAAGTAATGGCATACCTTAAGCATATAGAATATAGCGAAGGGATCAATATTGCCCGAGGCCTCGTTAGAGGTACAATACCGATAAGTAAGTTCGGATACAATCCCGCTATACCCAACAATGGTTTCGAAACTGTGTGGGATGGTTCTAACGTATACACATACTCCTCTACACCTGCTGTTGCGACTATCACATCTGATGATGGGGATGATAACGGAGGTACTGTAGAAGTTGAGGGACTAGATACTAACTACAATCAGGTTACAGAGACGCTCACTATAGGGGGAGCACCAGGCTCTATATTATTCAGAAGAGTGTTCAGAGCAACGTTGCTCACGGCAAACACTGGCACTGTCAATATAGGCGCAGTTACAGTAACCGTTAATTCTATCGCTGTCGCCATAATCAGCGAAACTCGCGGCCAGACGCTTATGGCCATCTACACTATACCAGCTGGATATACCGGTTACTTGCTCCAACTTGATACAGGATGTAAAAAAGATAACGAGCATGAGATATCTTTTGTTGTTAGAAGCGAAGTAGCAGGATCTGCTTGGCAGACAAAATCTTTTCTTACAACAAGAGGTGGCTTTACGGAAAAGAATTTCAAGCTACCTATTGCAATACCAGAAAAGCACGATGTAGAAGTTCAAGCAAAAGCTAATGCCACGAGTGCTGTATCAGCTGGATTTGAGCTACTATTGGTGGCTAATGACTTTAAAGAAAGTAGAAGATCGTAGGATATTATAAATGAATAGAGAAGCTGTATATAGACAATTGAAAATTGACGAGGGGGTTGTGTATGAGATCTATAAGGATCATCTCGGCTACCCTACCTTCGGAGTTGGTCACCTCATTACAAAAGACGACGATGAATACCGAGAGCCATTTGGAGCCCCAATTAGCGAAGAGAGAGTCCGCGAGTGCTTCGAAAAAGACCTCGACACGTCAATCAGCGAGTGTGAAGTACTATACGGAGAAAGGGAGTTTGGAGACCTACCAGACGAGGTCCAGCAAGTACTGGTTAATATGATGTTCAACATGGGTCGTCCAAGATTGTCAGGCTTCAAAAAATTTAATGCTGCTATCAAAGACCATGATTGGGCCACCGCTGCTGTTGAAGGAAGAGATAGTCGCTGGCACAAGCAAGTCAGCCACAGAGCAGAGAGACTGATGGTTAGAATAGAGGATATGGCGTAAAATGGCAATCTCGTGCGAATTCCATCATCACGCTATAATTTCAAGACTCGTCTATCAAGATTTGGATTCTGATGTACGCGCGCAGCTCAAAGATCTCGGATACACCAGCATGCGATTTTTCGACATCGAGGGAGCACAGGCGTACGTTCTTAGCAACAAAGAGCGTATCACGGTAGCCTTTAGAGGCACTGAGCCATCAGAAGCTAGCGATGTCCTAGCTGATCTTGAAGCTCTTCACAGAAACGGTTTTCACCAAGGCTTTTTGGAAGAATATGAGAAGCTACAGCTAGGGGTTCATCAAGAAGTTGCAAAGCTACAAGAAAAAAAGAGACGGTCTGTTTATATAACAGGTCATAGTCTTGGAGCAGCAATCGCAAGTATATTCGCTTACCACTATCAGTCGGCCGTGGCACTTTACACATATGGATGTCCTCGTAATGCTTCGTGGTCCAAATCTAAAGAGCTTAGAGTACCTCATTACCGTTGTGTTAATAACAACGACATTGTCCCCAAAGTACCTCCAGTAATTTTAGGATTTAAACACCATGGAGCGTTGCATTATATCAATTTCTATGGTAATATAAGGAAGCTGACATGGTGGCAAAGATTTAAGGATGCGTGGCGAGGTCGTTTCGCTGCATGGAAGAAGAAAGAATTTTTCGATGGCGTTCGCGACCATGGTATGGATCGATATTGTAAATATTTAGAGGATAATGATTAATGCGTGATGCACTACTTGAAGCAAGCAAACTTCATTTTGAAGCCCTTATACAGAAGCATCGTATGAATGTTGAAGTATATTTAACTAACCCTGCTGGTATCGGTGAGCATTCAGATATTATGGAAGCAATCGAGGGTGAACTTGGCCAAATGGCTGAATACAGCGATAAACTCGCAATGATAGGAAAATATTTCTAGTGCCTTGGCTTGTCGTACTTACATTAAAATCCATTCTAGGTTCAATTATCGGATCTAGTTTTTATGCTTGGTTTAAAAATACTAAAGTAGGTGTATGGTTTCAAGTTAAAGTAGATAAGATGATGAGCTACCTTGCTGCAAAATATGACATAAAGATAGCAGAAAGAGAAGACAAGTGGCTACAGCAATACCCTAGACTGGCTGAAAGAATACAAAAGTTAGAGGAATTCTCCCATCCTCCTGTAGCACCAGGTGGTGCAACGGAAATCCTTAAAGAGATATCAAATCTCAAAGAACAAATTACAAGCAAAGAGGGCAACAATGATGAACAAGTTTAAAATTTTACTTCACTTGACTGCATTTGTAGTTGGTGCCATGATTGGTACAGCTGTGTTTGCGCAAACATATACAGCAGAAGTGGCAGATATTATCAATGAAAATTGTGTAGTATGTCATAGAGCAGGTGGCATTGGTCCTATGAGTTTCGAAACATATGAGCAAGTGCGCCCTTGGGCTCCTCTTATTCAAATGAAAGTAGCAAGCAGAGAAATGCCTCCTTACGCTTATGATCATGGAATTGGTATCCAAGACCTTCAAGGTGATTGGCGCCTTGCACAAGATGATATCGATACTATAGTAGCATGGGTTAACAGTGGTGCATCATATGGGGATCCCGATACACTAGTATCCGCGCCAGACTTAGGTGACCCTGAAGCTTGGAGCTTCGAAGGCGACTTCGGTATGCCGGACGCAATCATTCCTTCAGTAGCTATCGATATCCCGGCAAACGGAAATGATCTATGGCATAAGCATCTAGTACCTACAGGTCTAACTGAAGATCGTTGCATTAAAGCAGTACAAGTTAAGCCACGAGGCGATGCTAAAGCAGTAGTACATCACGCTAACTCCAATGTTCTCACTGATGGTGGCAATGAAGGCATGCTCACTGAGTACGCCATGGGAAAGTGGGGAGAGATCGTCCCAGAGGGAGTATGCAGACTGCTTCCGGGGAACGCAGAAATCAGATGGGACATTCATATGTTCCCCGGTGGACTTGGAGCAATGGCACCAGGTTCAGTTATCAAAGACAACGTAGTGGAGATTGGTCTTTGGTTATACACCGAAGAGGAAAGCGAACAACTGAAATACAAACAAGACTTGAGTTTATATCGCCTAGGAGACCAGGACGATATAACTATCCCACCCAACGGCTATTACATGACACAAGGCTTCCACAGTTTTGATCATCCTGTTAGACTAGATAGTTTTCAACCACACGGACACTTGCGTATGAACGCAGCTAGTTTGGAAATATTCTATCCAGAGACAGGACGTACAGAACAGATTAGTCAAGTAAGTAATTGGAGTGCAACATGGCATCACAGTCATTTGTATGCTCCAGACGTAGCACCACTCTTACCAGCAGGCGCAATCATTATTTTAAAGCAGTGGTACGATAACACAGCAGAAAATCCAAATAACCCAGATCCAGATATGTGGGTAATGGGCGGTTCAAGAACTGGTGATGAAATGACGCATGCCTGGTTAGCAATTACACATTTAGATGATGAAGGATTTGAAAGACTTCAAGCAGAGAGGATGATAGCCGGAAATGACTAGAGTAAACGCAGCAGTAAGTACATTTGCAATACTCGTTCTCATGTTAGGCATGAGAGCAGAAGCAGTAGAGATTGACTATGCAGAAAATGTAGCACCTATCTTTGTGGAGCAATGTCAATCGTGTCACAGAGAAGGTGGTATTGCACCATGGGCAATGACTGATTACAGAATGCTTCAAGCATTTGCACCTGCAATTAAAGAAGCTGTTGTTTCTTTGAGAATGCCACCAGGACAGATTGATCGTAAGTATGCAAAGGATATTATAAATCATCGCACACTAAATGATTTAGAAATGGAAACTATTGTAGAGTGGGTCAATGCAGGAGCACCTGTAGAAGGTGACAGAGATCCACTAACAGAAACTGTTTACTCTACTTCAGAGTGGGTACACGGCGAGCCTGATATGATTATTGAAGTACCTCCTATGGAGATTCCTGCAGGTCCTTCAGCAATTCCTTATCGTTATGTCAGTGTCCCTACTGGCTTAACAGAAGATAAGTGGTTGCGTGGATCAGAGTACTTGCCTTCAGAGCCTACTGTTATGCATCATATGCTAAACTCAGTAGTACTTCCTGGTAGAGGTAGTATGAATATTCTAGGCGCACAAGGTGGTGGACAAGCAGAGATGAACTTTGCAAGCGTCTCTGCTTATGTTCCAGGTGGTGATCCTGACTTTTATGATGAGAACACTGGCGGATTACTTCGTGCAGGTTCAGTTGTAAATCTACAGTTGCACTATACACCAGACGGCACTGCTAGAACAGACAACGCACGAATTGGTTTGTACTTCCATGACGAAGGTGTAGTACCAGAAGAAAGAATGGCAGGCGATTGTGCTTGTATATTCCCGCAAACTTGGACACCGATTCCGCCGTACGATCCTAACTTTGTACAGACAGCAGAAGTAGTATTAAAGAACGATGTTAACTTGCACACATTCTTACCGCACATGCATTTCCGTGGTAAGAGTATGAAAGCAACTGCATTCTACCCAGACGGCAGCAGTGAAGAGTTGATTGATGTTCCTGTGTACGACTATGCTTGGCAACTTTCATATACTTGGAGAGAGCCTAAGCCCTTACCCAAAGGAACTCGTTTGTTTGTAGAAGGCGCTTTTGATAACTCAGTAGACAACAAGATGAACCCTGATCCAAGCAGAGAAGTACCATGGGGACAGATGTCAGAAGACGAAATGTTCTTCGGAGCATTTACTTGGAAGAACGTAGAGTAGTATAAATACAACCATGGGATTCAAGTTTAGCGCTATGATGTTTGTACTGATGTGTGCCATGGGAGGCGGGGGATACCTGTACTTCCAGGCCACACAAGCAACTATCAGAGATCTAACAGCAAATAATGCTGTTCTCGAAAATGAAGTTAATTCGCAGAAGCAGACAATAGGTACGCTACAAGCAGACTACAAAAGATACAACGAGCTCAATCAAGATCTTCAACGTCGTCTACAAGTTTCTGAAGCTGCAAAAGACGAGCTCGAAAATAAACTCAGCGAACATGACCTTACTGTACTGTCTCTACGTAAACCAGGTTTAATTGAGCGTACAGTAAATAGAGGCACTCAAAAGGCATTCGATGATTTCACAGTACTTACGACACCTGCTGATACTGATCCTACTGATTAGTATGACAGCGTGCTCTGCACTCAATAAAGTTCAGAGACTAGAAGTGTTTTCAACGCCTGTTGAACGAGCTCCTATACCCATGCAGCCAGCTCCTACTCCAGTTAAACTCAAGAGTGTCGAGTGGTATGTTGTTACTGATGATAACTACGATGAATTCAAAGATAAGCTGGTAACAAGACAGGGCGTATCTGTATGGTACGCTATTACAGTTAAAGATTATGAGAACCTCTCGGTAAATTTAGAAGAACTCAGAAGATATATTATCGAACAACAAATGTTACTGCAATATTACGAAGAAGCGATCACTAAAAACTCTGATGAAATAAATAGAGAAGAAGCTGAATAATAGGATCGAGTAGCATGGCCGATAAGAAAATTACTGTCGACTCTACCGCAGAGATGCAGAAAGCGGATCTCAATGGCGACGGTCATCTCGACAAGATAGAAATGGAAATGATGCTAGACGCTAAGAGAAAGCGTTTAGATGACGAAGATGCTATGAGAGACGCGCAGCGCAACATGGCATGGTTTGCCCTATTTGGCATGCTTCTATACCCCTTCTCAGTCGTATTATCGAGTCTTGTAGGCCTAGAGCAGGCTGCAAGTACTCTAGGTGATATGGCCCCCACATACTTTGTATCAGTAGCTGCTATCGTAGCAGCCTTCTATGGCAAAGAAGCCTTTAGTAAGAAAGAATAATGGCTACTGTAGAAAATTTATCAACAGAAGTACAAATACTCAAGAGAGATGTGGACTCAATGTCCGCTCTCATGTCGAAACTTGACACCGCTATAGACAAGCTGTCTAATGTAGCAAACAGTTTGGATAAAGTCATCGCAGTTCACGAAAGCAAACTCAACAATCACGAAGAGACCGACGATAAATTATTTAGTCTGATCGAACAACGTCGCAAAGAAGCAACAGAGCAGTATGAAGTCTTGCACAAAAGGATCGGAACAATGAGCGACGAGTTTGAAAGTGAGCTCCGGCAATCTATGAAAGATATGGCCGAATCGATTAAAGATATGAAAGAAAAGGATGACGAACACCACAAAGAAATGGCGGAACGTCTTACCAAACTTGAAATGTGGAAGTGGTATGTCGTCGGGGCTGCTACTGTGGCTGGAATTATAGGATCATACGTACTCGAATATGTGGCTAAGTAGTTGACTTTATGGAGTTATAATCATATAATAGTATAGTGAATCTAAATGAGTAAATCTATACTATGTCTCTCTACATTGATATCAAGTACACCAATCTCCTAGCTCCTCGTCTGGAGCTATTCAAAATCAAGAACCACAATCCATTTACTGCCAATAGTAGATGTCCTCTTTGTGGTGACTCTAAGCAAAATAAATGGAAAGCTCGTGGATACTTCTTTACTAAGAAAGGAGGGGTATTCTATAAGTGTCATAACTGTGGTGAAAGCAGCTCGCTCGGTGGCCTCATAAAACAGCTCGACTCCTTTCTATTCAATCAGTATGCTATGGAGAGATATAAGGAAGGTACGCATGGTAAGAGCCATGCTAATGTCGCTAGTGTAATGGAATTCGTAAAGCCCGACTTCGAATCGAGAAAAGAGAAGTCCTTGCTTGACTCCCTGCTCGATCCAATAGATAATACAAGGGCTGAAGAATATGTAAGAGCGAGAGAGATCCCAGAACATAAGTGGAAGGATCTCTACTATATAGACGACATGCAGAAGCTAGAGCAGCTCAGTGAGAAGTACAAAGGTCGTATAATAGGTACGGAAGATAGATTAGTAATACCCTTCTATAATCGAGATAAAAAGTTTGTGGGCGTATCATGTCGAGCTCTGGGTGATGAGAGTTTGCGCTATGTTACAGTTCGCATAAATGATAATGAGCCTCTCGTTTACAACATAGATAAAGTAGACGTTAGCAAAGATGTTTATGTCACAGAAGGTCCTTTAGACAGTCTCTTCCTTGACAATGCTGTAGCGGCAGGAAGCAGTGATCTCAAAGCCGTGGCATCATCTGTTCCCAAAGACAAAATGGTGCTAGTATTCGACAATCAACCGAGAAATGTCGAGCTAGTAAAGCTAATGGTCAAGGCATCAGAGGCAGGATATAGAATGGTCATATGGCCTAAAAATATTGAAGAAAAAGATATTAACGAGATGATTCTAGCTGGCATCGCAGTTAAAGATATTATAAATCAAAATACATTTGAAAGTCTTGAACTGAAACTCCAGCTTGCTATGTGGAGAAGCATATGAAAAAACACGATAACGTCGAATATAGAATGGATAACAAACAATTCTACGAAAATACTATTCGAGAACTAAACAAGCAATTGTACGATGCCTACAAGCGCATTGCAGAATTGAACCATCAGCTTATAGAAGAAAGAGAACAAAATGGCAAAAACTGAATATCTCGGATTGCAAATTGATTATTCCCGCGACGATCTTTTTGATGAGCTAGGTCTTGCACGGCTGAGGGAAAGTTATATGAAAGATGAGGAGACGAGTCCTCAACAAAGATTTGCGTTTGTTAGTAGTCAGTTTGCAAGTAATCCCGAGCATGCGCAGCGATTATATGAGTACAGCAGTAAACATTGGTTATCGTATTCTACTCCTATTCTTTCGTTCGGGCGATCTTCTAAAGGAATGCCTATCTCATGTTTTTTAAATTACATAAATGACACAGCAGAGGGTCTCGTTGAAAATCTTTCTGAAACAAATTGGCTTTCTATGCTTGGGGGTGGCGTTGGCATTGGTTTTGGTATCCGTTCCTCTGATGATAAGTCTGTTGGTGTTATGCCTCATCTCAAGACTTACGATGCATCGTGCCTCGCATATCGCCAAGGTCGCACTAGACGGGGCTCTTACGCTACTTATCTTGATATTTCTCACCCAGACGTTTTAATGTATCTGGAGATGAGAAAGCCTACTGGTGATCCAAATGTTCGCTGTCTGAATCTACATCATGGTATTAACATCCCTGATCGATTCATGGAACTCATTGAGCGATGTATGACCGATCCTAACGCAGATGATGGGTGGAATCTTATTGACCCTCACTCAGGTGCAATAAGAGAGACAGTATCAGCTAAATCGCTTTGGCAAAAGATTCTTGAATTGCGGATGGAAACAGGCGAACCTTACGTTCACTTTATTGATACTAGTAACCGACACTTGCCTGAGTGGCAGAAAGAATTAGGACTCAAAGTACATCAATCAAACCTGTGTTCAGAAATAATTTTACCAACCAATAAAGATAGAACAGCCGTTTGCTGTCTGTCTTCTGTAAATCTAGAGTACTATGATGCTTGGAGCAGAAACCCTCTGTTCCTCAAAGACATGGCTGAGATGCTCGACAATGTGTTACAGTACTTTATTGATAATGCACCTGATCAGGTAGCACGAGCTAAGTTCTCAGCAAGCCGCGAACGAAGTATTGGTGTAGGTGCATTGGGCTTTCACGCTTATCTACAAAGCAAGAATATTCCTTGGGAAAGTGCAATAGCCAAGGGTGCTAATCTGAGAATGTTTAAACACATACGAGGAAAACTTGATGTCGCAAATACAGAGCTCGCAGACGAGAGAGGAGAAGCTCCAGACGCTAAAGGAAGAGGCAAGCGATTTAGCCACGTCATGGCGATTGCTCCCAATGCGTCTAGTAGTATTATTATGGGGAACACTTCGCCTAGTATTGAACCTTTTAGGGCTAATGCTTACCGCCAAGACACATTATCTGGAGCTTTTCTTAATAAAAATAAGTATCTGGTGGAGCTTATTAAAGGTAAGATTGAAGCTGGGGCAACTAAACAAGCAGAAGACGAAATCTGGTCTTCAGTAATATCAAATGACGGATCTGTACAACACTTAAACTTCCTTGATCAGTGGGAGAAAGACGTGTTCAAAACATCAATGGAAATAGATCAGAGATGGGTTATTGAACACGCTGCAACTCGACAAGAGTTTATTGACCAAGCACAATCACTTAATCTGTTCTTCCGACCCGACACTAATATTATGTACCTACATGCTATTCACTACATGGCATGGAAGCAGGGATTGAAAACACTTTACTATTGCCGCTCAGAGAAGCTAGGCAAAGCAGATAAAGTATCTAACAAAATAGAAAGGCAGATTATCAAAGAAATTGATATGACTGCTCTTGTGAACGATGACACTTGTTTGGCATGTGAAGGCTAACTAAGAACAAAAACAAGGTAAAGATTTAATGGCAAAAGAAAAATTAAAACTCCAAGACGAACGAGCTACGTTCAAGCCTTTCAACTATGCTTGGGCGTATGATGCTTGGCTAAAACATGAGCAGTCCCACTGGCTTCATACAGAAGTACCGATGAACGAAGATGTAAACGATTGGAAAGGTAAACTCAACGAAGCTGAGAAGGGGTTTCTTACTAATATCTTTAGATTCTTTACTCAGGGCGACATTGATGTTGCGGGTGGGTATGTAAATAATTACTTACCACACTTTCCGCAACCTGAAGTCCGTATGATGCTAATGGGATTTGCAGCAAGAGAAGGACTACACGTTGCAGCATACTCTCATCTAATCGAAACACTTGGTATGCCTGAGTCAACTTATAACGAGTTCCTCGAATATGAGGCGATGGCTAATAAGCATGAATACTTTTTAGATTTGTCTAATGATACGCAAGATAAAACAACCATAGCAACTAACATTGCAGCTTTCTCAGCATTCACTGAAGGCATGCAGCTGTTCTCCTCATTCATCATGTTGTTGAACTTTCCACGTCATGGTAAGATGAAAGGCATGGGGCAAATTATTACTTGGTCTATTGTTGATGAAACCTTGCACGCCGAGAACATGATTAAATTGTTCCGAGAATACATTGAAGAGAACATTGATATCTGGAACGATGATCTAAAGGGAAAGATATATGCCATTGCTGAAAGAATGGTAGAGCTCGAAGACAAGTTTATTGACTTAGCATTCACTATGGGGGATATGGACGACCTATCTGCTGAGGATGTTAAGAAATACATTAGATATATATGTGATCGAAGACTGATTAGCTTAGGTCTTAAAGGTATCTTCAAAGCAAGAAAGAATCCATTACCGTGGGTTGAATCTATGATAAATGCACCAACACA